TCATCTACCAATATGTCACACCCTTTGTACGGCTTTAACAAGCAGGATAAGAATGACATTATCACAGTAGGAGTTACTGAGGAAATTCGTCCAAGTGTTCGTTTGAAAGCTAACCGACGTATCGCAGTCGATACAGGTACTGAGGTAGGTTTTGACGCTAACAAAGTTCCTCAAGACCAAATCAACTGTGGACCTATTAAGTGTTTGAACACAGGTACACTGTTTGTAAAACACGCTAACAAGAAAGCGAAAGTTCGCTACCAAATTCGTTCTCACCCAGACAAGTATGCTCTTGGTTTCAACATGATTTACCTGAACTTGCCTAAGGCTGGTACTTACACACTCCGTGCTAAAGTATCTGACTACGCTGACGCAACTCAGACTAACTCATTTACCTACGCTTACAAGTTCGCTGTGACTGCTCCGGGAGAAGTTCTTCGTACAGTAGACTTTACTGACATTGTATCACTGAATGACACTGCTAATGGCGGTGGACAAACAGGAACTGGTTGGTACCCAGAGTTCAAGAATGGCAAGCTGACTGGTAAGCCAAGTGCTAAATCAGCAGGTATTACAATTTCTTATGAGGTTGAAGCTTCTGCTGATACTGAACTGGAAGAAACAGCTCAAATCGGTTTCAGCTCAATCTACATTGTAGGTGACCGTTCAGAGCTTCGTAAGTTCTCTAACGTACTGTTGTCTTGCTTGACTTCATTCACACATAATGTCTCTGTGCCAGCTTCTGACGCTCGTTGCTTCGGACGCCAATATGACGCAGAACAGATTGAAGTAACCAAGGAGATTACAGCTACAACTACTTCTGCTAACGATTACTGGTTGAACCCACTTGAAAGTGTTTCTAATCTGGTAACAAGCGGTATTCCTCAAACTGATACCTATGTGGTTGATGAGGTTACTGTAGACGGTAAGAAGTATGGTGAGATTTACCTCCCAGACTTGTACTTTGGTGACTGTAACACAATCATCATCTCACTTGACCGCTGTGAGTCTACTTACCTCTCAATGCTTCCTGTGTCACCGGGTGTAAGCCTTCGTGCTGATGAGTTTATTGTCATTACTGACCAAAAACTTGCAACACCTCGTGGAACAGTCCTTGTGAGCGAAGACTACATTGGTGAAGAAGTCCTTGTGACTTACAACGCTGAGCGTGAAGTTGAGCTGATTGTAGCAAATGACAAGCGTCTTGACAAGACACACTTCCGTGTGACTCAACACGTTAAGGATACTAAAGGCAATGACCGCTACTACGTATTTAACAACGTTCTTATCACAGAGAACTCTCGTGAATATGGTACAGATAGTGAAGTTACTCTGTCCTTGACACTGACAATCTCACGGGACGATAACGGCAATTTCTACGAAGTTCGTAAGGACAGCGGAGACTTAGCCTAATAATTAGAAGGAGAAGTTATGGTAGTTCGTACTATCGGAGTTAATATTACAGGAGCAGAAGACGTACAGCGTGTTCAGTCGCTCCTTAATGGACTAAAGAAACAGGTAGGCGAAGTCAATAACCTCCTCAAAAAGGAACTAGGGGCAGGCAATAAGTCTGCCTCTTTTAAGGTTAATATAGGGTTCTCTACGGCACAGTTTCAACGTGAATGGAGTGCTTTTAAGAAGAGAGTAGCACCTACACTAGAGGTCAAAGTAAAGCTCACTGGAGATAAAGGTAATGGTAATGACCCCTTAGAGAATATGAATGATGGGGCTAGACGATTTATGTCTAACTCCCAATCTCTAAGGACTCAGCTTAATACCATCGGAGGAGCTCTTGACGGGCTCTCTAGCAAGACTTTAACCCTTGGCAAGGCTCTTGGGGCTCTGGCTATCGGAAAGGTGCTAGGAGGCAATCTACGCTTCTCTACAGGTATCTTTGGGTCAATGCTTAAAGAGATTAATGCAGTGAGGAATGTTTTACAGAAAGGCTTTACAATCGGGAAGATTGTTACTGCACCTGCTGTGAAAACTCTGACTGCTTTAGGTAACCTAGGAAGTAGAGTCGGAGCTACCTTTGTGAGACACTTTAACTCAGCGCTGTCTAACCTTGGACGTGGGGTTATTCACATGAATAGCTTCCAGAATATCTTCAACCGTATCGGTCAGACGATTAACCGAGGTGTGCGTAGTATCGTACAGCAGACCAAAGAGCTTGGTGACGCAATGGTTACCTATGAGACACAGATGGCTTCTTTCGGACAAGACAGAGGCACTACAGAAGCTGTGGCTCAGGAAATCTCTCGGTATGGAGCGGCGACTGCCTATAACGGGGCTGACTTGCTTCGTAATACCGGTTACTTTACAGCCCTTGGAGTACAAGACCCTGTGAAGTTAACTAAGGCTATTGCTGGTCTGGTTGCTACTAATAAAAACCCTATTGATGACTTTGCAGGGGTAGCTAAACAGCTTACTGACGCATTACAGGCAGGTAAGTTGAACTGGCAAGACTTCCGTATCATTCAGTACCGTCAGTCCCCTGTGGCAACACGTCTGATTGATGAGGAGCTTGCTAAACGTGGCTATCTTCAAGATGATAAGGGCAACCCTGTGAACAAGCAGACGGCTATCCGTAAGGGGTACTTGTCTCTTGAGAAATACTTGGAAGTCCTTACAGAAGTAGGTAACAGTGACGCACTGCAATCCCTTACAAACACTATCAAGACACCTAAGCTTGCTTGGGATAACTTGCTTGAAAATATTGGTTTGAAGGCTAGTGGTGCTGTAGGAGCAGAAGGTCCTTTGAAAGGGCTCTATGATAGTATCGTTGACTTTATCAAGGATATTACTGCTCTTGTAGAGAAGTCAGACCCTGTGTGGCAGTATGTTGGTGAGAAATCACAGAAGGCTGTTGCAGGTATCCGTGGCTACTTCTCTGAATGGAATAAAGCTTTCTCTGAGCAACTTAAGGGAAGCCTTCCTACATTTCTTAACGGAGTTGAGGGAGGGTTTTCTGGAGGAAGAGTAGCCCAAGGACTAAATGAGATTACACAGGCTTTATTGGCTATGGGTAATGCAACTACTTCACAGAACCTTGGAAGAGGACTTTCTGAGGTAGCTTACCAGTATGAGCGCCTTGTGGCTAAGTTTATCTCACTAGGACAAGTTATGCTTGATAATGGAGCTCTTGATACAGTGGCTAACTTTATTGCCCTCTATGGGGATATGGTAAGTCAGGTAACTAACAGCTCTGTGATTAAGAATAGTTTGACCTTTATTAACTTTATCATTGATGAGGTTAAGAAGACTGTCAATAACGGAGCACTTGTGAATGGAGCTGATAGAGCCTTTACAGGTCTGTTAGACTTCTATACACAGCTTGTGTCCTTGGCTAGTCTGTTTATCAATGATACACCTATTGTAAGTAAAGGACTGGAATATGCTGGTCAGGTACTTACAGCCATGGCTACAGCAGTATCCTCTGTGAAAGACCTAGCAAACAATATGCTCAATGGAGGAGCTTCTGGCAACTTCAAGAAGGGGCTTGAGTTAGGTTTCCAACAAGGTGTAAGTGGTTATGGAGAAGACCCTAGAGGACTTGGACGTACAATCCTGTTTATTCAGAAAGTCAGAAAGTTCTTTGAAGACTTGATGAAGGAGTACAATAAACTATTTAACACCTTCCAGTATGCTAACCAAGTAGGGGCTGAAAAGTACGGAGTCAAGATTGGTAACTTCATAGGTGAAGTAGCTAATATCTTCGGTAAGATTATTGAGTGGTTTGAGACTAAGATTAAACAGCTTAATGGTCGGATTAACTTCAATACTATTAAGACCCTTGTGGAAGAAGTAGGTAAAATGTGGCTCTCTGTGGTCAATATGCTTACTGACACGGTGACTAAGTCTATCGGCTCTTTACCTAAGGGACGGCTAGAGCAAGGCATGAAGAACTTCTCTTCTGTGTTCCAGAATATGCAGAAGTCGCTACAGCCTATCTATCAGGAACTTCTCACAGGAGCTCTTAAGAGTATCACAGGAAACACTGGTAAGAAGCTGTTTCAGGCAATGGCTGACTTTGTGAAAGCCGTTGTGTCCATGATTAGGGATATTATTAAGTACATTGGACATGGTTCTGTAGAAAGCGGATTTAATTCAATCCTAAAATTCTTTACTAATATTCTCAACTTTATGACTGAGATTGCTAAGTTCATGGGACAATATCCGGGACTTACAACTAGCCTGATAGGTCTTGTGACTATCTTTGGTGTGATAGGTAAAGTGTTAGGTTCAGCAGCGAAAATGGTTTCTGTTGCTAATGCACTTGGATTAGGCAACCTAGCTTCTGGAGCTGGGGGTATTGCTGGAGGAGGACTTTTAAGTACGACTCCTATAACCTCACTTCTTGCAAATTCAGAAGGAAATGCTTTACAGCAGTTACTTGCTAGAGCTGGTACTCCTGCCCTCAATAGTGCTGGGCTAAAGGTTGGTGCATTTGGAGCTTCTCCTATAGGGGCTATTGCTTCCTTAGTTGCTCAAATGATTGCAGACCCTGTGCAAAGAGCTATTGGAGGTCATGGAGGAGCTACAGTAGGAGGGGCACTTAAGACAGCAGGAGCTGGGCTTGGCTTAGCCGGAGCAACCTTCACAGGAGCTTCTCTGGGTACAGCTGTGTTCCCCGGAATTGGTACTGCTATCGGTGCTTTACTAGGAGCTATTACCAGCTTACTCCTTGGAGGGGGTAAGAACCTCATGGACGGTATTGAGGGACTCCTTACCGGATACAATGATGAATACCGTAAACAGGCAGCGGAAAATGCCAAGTCTATTAGAGAGAACGCAGAGGCTGTGTCAAGAGCAAGAGCTGATGAGCATACCACAAGAGACGTTTTAGGCTCTAAAGTAACTCTAGGTGGTTATATACAGAATGTGGTAGAAATGCAGAAGAAAGTGTTTGGTAAGCTCCAACAGAACTTTACAGACGCTAGTGCATATATGCAGAACTCCATGAGATTTCTTGAGCAAGCAGGGGCTACAGACTCTGCTACAATGAGACAGACACTCTTTGACCTTGGATATAATGCACAGAAGCCTCTTAAGGACATGCAGGGCACTTATGTTCGTATAGGTGAGGAATTGATGTCTTGGGAGCAATTAAAGGCTCAGAACGGCTTATATGGCTCTGAGGGAGACGAAATCCTCTCTGCTCTCCTCAATCAGGTAGCTATTGCTCAGGGTAGACAATTTACAGATATTGTTGATGAGCAAGGAAACCTGATTACACAAATGGACGCTTACCGTCAAGGTGCTCAAAACCTCACAGAGGAAAAGAGACGAGAGCTTCAACAGAAACTCATTGACGCTGGTGTGTCTCGTGACCAAGTTCTGCAACTTCCTGATAAAGCCCTTGAGTTCCTTGTGAGTCAGTATGATACCTTTAATAGCACCATGAAGGCAGAGAAGGATAAAGCTGACCATGAAGAAAAGGAAAGCAAGCATAAAGGAGACTTGAGTGACGCTTGGACTCGGATAAAGAATGGTGTAAAAGCTGTCTGGGAATGGGTTACTGGTATCTTCGATGGAATTAGTGAGTGGATTGCAGGTGCTCTTGCAGGACTCACTGGAGGGGACTCCAATAAAGCCAAGAAGGAGTATAAGAAGAATAAGAAGAAAATACCTTCTGGAGGTACTCTTCTGTTCTCTACAGGCGGTTTTGTGAACTACCTAGCCCAAGGAGGAAGTCCCCTACTTGGAGGAATTTTCCAACCAAGAGGTACTGACACTATACCTGCAATGCTTACACCGGGTGAGTATGTACTCCGTAAGAGAGCTGTGGATAGCCTAGGAACTAATTTCCTAGATAATCTAAACCGCTTCGGTATTGGGGCTCTTGGAGGTAACAGGACAACTACAGTAGTGAATAACTACTATAACAACAATGCAAGTGTTAATCAGAATATTGATAACAAGTCCAACTACCTGAACGGTATGTATGGACTGGATAGATTGATGAGGTATGTTTAATGGGATATAGAGGCGAAAATGTAAATAAGCCTAGACGATATATTCAGTATAACGACCTTGTGTTCACAGGGACACGAAGCATACAAGAGCAAGCTGAGAGTGTAGCCTTTAGAGTTAATTCAACTCCAAGGGCTTTCACTCATGGCGCTTTTGTAGGTAATAGAGGTGAAGAGCTACTTGTAGATACTCACACTATTAGCTTCAAGATGGCTCTGAAAACAAATACATGGAGTGATGAGAATATCCGTGTGCATTATGACTTCATAGTTCACCAGCTCACAAGGAAGGGTAAGCTATGGGCTGTTGATAGCGGAAACCAGCTTATTTGGTGTCATGCCTACTGTACTAGTATGCAACAGCAGAAGGAGTGGACGCTTACTGACAACGGCTACCTTGTGTTACAGGTTGAGTTTAATAATGCAGAAGGCGTTTGGCACAAGGCTAGTGAGCACAAGACTTACTTTGACAGGTTCGACCTGTGTAGCTTTACTCAGATGAAAGCAGATTGCCTTAAATCACGTTGCTGTGACGATAGCCAACCTTGCACAGAGTGTGAGTGTTGTAATGATAACTGCTCGGCTATGAAAGACATGATTGACTACTGCTCAGCTGTTCAGGACATAGACTTCAATGATGAGTTCTTTGACCTCTGTGACAGCAAGTGGAGAGTGGTACATAACTGCCAAAAGGCTAGAATTGATGGCAAGACACTTCCAGAGCTCTATGCACATGCCCTCTGTGACCTCTGTGTAAATGGAGAGCTTCACAAGACATTTCAGGCTGATACAGTGTTGGATAGCACTCAGTGGAGAGTTGGTCTGTTTGGACACTTCAAAGACCCTATTATCACAGTAAACAATACCAATATCAAGGTAAAAGGTGAGTACAACGGGGTTCTTACACTTGACCAAAGAGGAAATGTACGGTATGCTAGTAGTTGGGAATGTCTTGAGTATGACTACAAGGTTGTCAAGCTGGATAACTTGTCTTACTGTGAAGGACCATTCAGAATTATTAAAGGCAGAAATACCATAAATGTATATGGTGTATTATCAAGCACAGCCTGTGCTTATGTAGATTACGAAAGGCTTACACTATGATAGGGAAAATTATAAATGGAGGAGACGGTTCAAGAGACCAGCTATTATTGCCTGAGGATTTCTTAGGTGACTTTGTGCTAGACTTTAACTTGATGGAAGTTCCGTCAATTCCAATTACTATCCCTTCTAAGTATGCTAAGCTATTGACTGGAACAACTCAAATTAGCCTGTCTAGTGATGATTGGAACTTCCTAGGCACTGTGTATGAGAAGAGGACAAATCATAAATCAGGCACTTGTACTGTGAGCCTTACTCATATCGTAGGACTTCTTGACAAGAAAAACCTCCCGACTAATGTTACCTTTAAAGATAGCACAGTTCAGGAGGTTGTTAAGAAGGTTAAGGAATACTGGAAGGACGCTAAGAATGACCTAGTAAACCTTATGAAATTTGAGTTTGTAGACAAAGTTGAACGCAAGATAGAGTATGAGTTTTCACAAGAAACGGTCTTACAGTTCCTTACGAAGCTCTGTGAGAAGACACAGGATATGCAATGGCGCATAGATAAGAAAGACCCCTTCAAGGTAACGTTCTCAGCAATGGGAGCTAAGAAGGAAGTCATGATTTCCCCTGAAACCTATCTGATTGACCTTGGAGAAGTTCAGGAAAGCTTCCAAGGAGTTATGAACTCTGCTGTGGTACGCTCAGATAAGGCAGACGCAGGAGCAAGTTCTTTAACTCTTAGGGACATATTCCATGACAAGAAACTTATGATTGAAGGCTTTCCTGTGATTAAGACAGACAGACCTGTAAACTCACAGAGACACTTTGATTACCCACCACTCCCTGTGTTCGCTACTGATATGTCAGAAGATGAGTATGCTATCCTAGATGAGGAAGGAATTGCCCTCGAAGCAGGAGAACTCTACTGGGGTAGCATTACTACTAATGACACACAGGCGATAGCTGGTGAGAATAAGGAAGTGTCTGATGAGGACCGTATTAAAGCCACTGTGCAAATGTACAAGTCGGCTATTAGGAAGATGAGAGCTTCAAGGAGGAAGGTTATATATCCTGTGACTACTTCACCTCTGCCAGCAGGGGTTCAGGTAGGAGACAAAGTAAAATTTGTCCTAGGAGTAGACCTTGTGGAGCTAACACCTTGCAGTAAATACTATACTAAAGTGCTCAGAGCAAATGACTGGTTTTATGTAAACAAGATGAGTTACCAATACTCTACAGGAAATTCACTTGTGCTTAGCCTAGAGCTGAGTAAGTTCTTATCAGTGGATAGAGAGGTGACTTAATGGACGCTGTTACTAGGTTAGTAAATACAGTAAGAGATACTAGAGAGCGAGTTACACAATCAAGCCGTCAAAGGCGTGGAGGTGTAACCGACCTCTTTGGTGTTGACTATGTAGACACAATACGGAACACAGAGGAAATGGTTGGTGACAAGAAGAAAGAAGCCAACTACCACCTCACTGTGTCAGGGGATTTAGATAGGTTTCAGCGCTGGTTTCTTAAGGTTATTGTTACAAATAACAAAGGAGACAATTCAGAGCAGGAACAAGAGGGTGTTCGTCCTATGTCTGATGTCCACTTAGAAGTCTTTGCACACAATGCAACTACAGGACATAGTGAGACGATTGACCTGACACCTTTCTTAAAGGCTATATGGAAATGTAACTGGATTGCAGACGCTAAAGGCGGAGAAGGTATCTTTCCTAATGGTAATCCCATGGAAGGCTATGACCTGATGAAAGTTGCATGGTATCTCAATGATAAGCAGAGAGAAGCCTTGTATAGTCCGGGAGAAAAGATATTCTCTGTGAAAGCACTAGGAGACGCAACAGTGACATTGCGCCTTTATTTGAAATTTAGTCACATAAACTAATATGTACGATTTTAAGGATTTATATAATAAACACAAACACTACACAAAGAGGTTAGACCGGCTAAGGGTTAAGCAATTTAAGGTGGAACAGCACCTAGAGGCTCACCCACAGGACTATACCGCTGTGATTGATAACATGAAGTTGAAGAGTGAGATATACAGGGAAGAGAAGAGAGTACAGCAGGTACTTATGATGATGGAGGTTGTCTTTGAGTAGACTAGAATATCTATACCTAATCAGGACTACTATCCAGAAGCTAATGCTAAGTCTAATAGAAGATAGGGATTTATTTTTAGCAGGACATATTTTAGAGAAGGGTTGCTATGACAGCTTAGCCTTCTTGAATTATGATGTTAAAAAGTCAGTAGCCATAAGTATATGCAATAATAACAGTGTTATTTATTGTCCTGTTGATGATTATTCAATAGCTGAATATGGCTATTTATACTTCCCAACTATGGAACTTTTTGCTTTGTGTGAAAGTTTACTGAAAGACAATAATGGTGTATAATTATGGTTAGGAATTGCTACGATATATGCAAAGATGTATTAGGACAGCATTATGACTTTGATGGAGGTGGAGGAGGTCCGGGAGGACTATATCAGTGCTATGACCTCGCTAACTACGTTGCCAGCTTCTTTGGAACTCGGCTTGTAGGACCAGTCGCCGCCACTATCGTATATGATAATCCTCAGCTTTACAGACTTGCTCTTGTTAAGACCTATGATGGTCAGCTCGAAACTGGAGATATGATTATCTTCGGACCTGTGGCTTATAATCCAGCAGGACATGTAGCCTTTTACGGTCACGGTGACCAGACAAGTGCCACTTGTATAGACCAAAATCACCCTGCATGGAGTGGAGTTACTGAGCATACCTTTAACTTGTTACCACTGAACCCTACACATATTGTAAGGTTTTATAATCAAGAAGGGTACTCAGCAGGAGGACAGTCTTCTAATAATCAGCCAGGTACTATATCAGGTAATGACACTACAAAGACAAAGTCCAGAACATATCAGTTCTGGGAGGTCACCTGTGATGAGACTGAGGTACTAAAGGAAAAAGAGGGTGAGTTTATTGAAAAGACTTTTCAATGTTCCAAGTACACAGGGCTGGAAGATGGTGACTGGATAAAGATTGACCGATGGGACGGCTCAGCTGGTTATATCCGTAAATCCTGTGCCAAACGCAGAGAAGACCTTGACATAGTGGTAACAACTAAGAAAGACGCCTCTGTGACTAATGACTTGCCATCAGGTACTGCTAACTATGACGGTGGGGACATTTCCTATGGAGGGTATGTACTTGCCAAGGATAAGATAAGTGCAATGGCTTCCGCCTGTGCCAAGTACGGCATTTGGCTTCCTGGATTTATCTGTCAGACTTATCTGGAAACTAACTGGGGACAATCTCCCGGAGCTTCCTATGCAGGTCCTGAGAATAACTGGGGAGGTCTTACATGGACTGGAAACCCTCAGCGTGAGTCTGGTGTAGTAGTATCACAAGGAGCTCCACGGGCAGAAGGCGGTTACTATATGAAGTTTGCAAGTCTCAAAGATTACTTTGAAGACCACTGTAACCTCATTTCAGACCGTATCGGAGGAGCGGACGCATTATATCACGCAAACAACAAATACGATATTGAAAGCTTCACAAGAGGACTATTCAGACCTGTGGCTAAGTATGATTACGCTGCTGTCGGTCTAGGAGCTTATATAGCTCAAATGAGTAGTATCTACAATGGAATGAAGCCTCAGCTTGATGAAGTGATGGGACACATTAAGGAAGGTGAGCCTTTGCCTACTGCCCCTGCTGTGACTAAACCAACATTTCCAAAAATTGAAGTTCCGAAGCCTAAGCTACCACCGCTTAAGACAGGGAACAAAGCAACTGACCGACGCTCACGTTGGATTTAAGGAGGAAACATGGCGTATAAGCTACCAAAAGAAGACCAGCTGTGTGGAGTTGTTTATAACACATACACAGGTTACAAGCCTATCCCCAAGGCTACTTGCCCTGCTAATTCGGGAGGGTGTGGGGATAATATTAAAGTAGTTCTCAACTGTGGTAAAGAACCTAAGCAGAACGCACTACCTGAGTTTTACACAGATGGCACTATCCGTGCTTATGTGCAAGAAAAGTCAGGTCATAATGACCACCCTGTGCACTTCAAGAGTGATACACCAATGGCTAACCCTCTTGTGATTGACCCTAAACAGTTTACACGAAGTGATGACCAGCCGGGTAACCTCTATAAAGACTTTATTCAGGCACATGGTTACACTCATGTGAAATCTGGAGGAGGTCAGTTTACTCAGCTTAACTTAGATGGTACATTCACTGTGTCCTATGAGTCAGTTGATAACAAGACAGCTATTGTAGAATTTGGGAAGATTGATTAAGGAGTAGATAATGTCAGATAAAATTGTAAATGTATATGTAGGAGAGTGCTTCCAAGAAGGTGGACAAGCTGGTGGTGAAGGTAAGGCCTATGGATTGTCTCTCTCTGGGAATAAGTTATCTCTTGTGGAGAATGGTACAAGTAAGGAGGTAGACCTTCCTGCTTCTGGTGGAGGTTCTGCCGAACTTCCTAAGGAAACAAAGGATAAACTAGAAGAACTATCTAAGTATGGTTACATTATTAAGGCTTTAGGTGGGGTACTTCCTTTAAAGAAAGAAGTGTACTCAGACGGTATAAACAATGTTTTAATGTATGTTTCAGGAACAGGGGAAATAGATAGACCTTATGCACTGACTTTTATTGGGATAGGTTCTTATTATAGAGAAGCTCCCTATACACTTCTTACTCCTAAAAACAGTGCTGGTGAGAACATAACTCAGCACCCTGATTTTAGTAGAATGGTTTATGATGGACAAGTATTTACTGTTATGGGACAAGAGATTGTATACCATGAAAACACTCATTCATTAGACATTTCTAAGTTACCTATCGGTGTTAGTTCATTCACGCTATTGAACTAATAAGGAGTATCAAATGGCAGATAACATTGTAAATGTTTATGTTGGGGAAAACCTTAGTGAGGACCTATTAGTATCAGAAGATAGTTTGGTAATTGATAAGTTTAGTTTATTTTTAGACTCATTTTTTGAAATTCAGATGGACACCTCAAAAGTTTACTTTGGTGGGCTTAAAAAAGCGTCACCTCTTATAGTAACAGGAAATGGAGAAGATATTCCTCTCTTGTTAAACTTTTATGGAGATATAGCTAGTGACTCAGATACTTTAGTATTAGATAGCTTTTTTAATCAAAAAGGTTCTCCTATAAAGGATTATCAGCTTTATCCTCTCTTTGACCCTGCTACTCATGATTTTTTCTATAAAGAAGAAAAACTTGAAGTAGACCCTGTGGGGAATGTGCTTCTTTCTAAAGTACCTAAAGGACTTCCTTTTGTCCAACTAGAAGCTAGGCGTAAGAGGTAATAATGAATAACCAATGGATTGACAATATTCTTAGTAGACAGGAAGTAATAACCTCTGTGACCCTAGTAATCACAACGTTATGTACCTTCCTTGTGACTAAGCTAACACAGAAGACTAAAGAGGCAGAAGCTCATCAAGAGGCTCAAGAGGAAATGGCTAGAAGCAATAAGCGCTCAGCCCTTAGAAATGAATACCTTCAAATCTATAATTCAACTGAGTTCTCTTGGGAACAGAAGTACCACTTAACTCGTGAGATTATCACATCATACTACGCTCTTAATGGAAATCACTACATTCATGAGCTAGACGAAAGACTTTACTATAAGAAAGAGGAAGAAGTAAATGAACCTAACGAATAAACAATATGACATTGCTAAACGCATTATCACAGTAGTTATCCCAGCGTTTATCACGTTGCTAACTGCGCTAGGAGGTATCTATAAATTTGACCCATCTGTTGCTATCGGTACTATTTCCGCTATCACTGTGTTTGCAGGTGTGGTTCTTGGTATCTCAAGTAATAACTATGCGAAAAATCAGGAAGAAACAGAAACAAAACAAGGAGAACAGTAATGGCGATTAGTTACCAAGACTTTAAGAACAAAACGCTTGGTAATGGCTATGATGTAGACGGTTGGTTCCAATTTCAGTGCTGGGATTTCTATGCACAGTTCTGTATAGAAAACGGAGTTCCTTATGCTAACTGCACTGTGTCAGGATTTGTAAAGGACCTGTGGGAACAACGCCACAGTAATGGTATTCTGAATTACTTTGATGAAGTAAGTATCCTACAGCCGGGTGACCTTGTAATATTCAGAGAGCACCCTTGGACTCCTTACTCCCATGTGGCTATCTTTGATAGTGACATTGATGGTGTGTATGGAATGTTCTTAGGGCAAAACCAAGGACCAGACAGTAGCCTAGATAGAGGCGGTGTTGCTTCTCTTGTGAGACTTCCTTACGAAGCTACCTTTGATACAGCCTTCCGTCTTAAGCCGGGAGTTGGTGGTCAAGCTAATCAAGCTACTCAAACAAGCTCAGCTAGCGGACGAGGCTTCGTAAATGGAGCTCCGGGACTTAAGAAGGACGAATACTTCTTAGATGTATCAGCCTACCAATCAGCAGACCTCACAGTTATTACACAACAATCAGGTACTAACAAGACAATCATTAAGGTCAGTGAGCACACTACCTACCTGTCAGAAGTTAGACAAGCTCAGGCTGACTCCTCTGTGCCTATTGGGTATTACCACTTTGCACGATTTGGAGGTGATGTAGGGCAAGCTCTTGCAGAAGCTAATTTCTTCCTGAGCAACCTACCTAGCAAGCCTGTGAACTATCTGGTCTGTGACTATGAGGATAATGCTAGTGGAGACGTGGAAGCCAATACACAGGCAATCTTAGCCTTCATGGACGCATGTGCTGGCAAGGGCTATCAGCCTATCTATTACTCATACAAGCCATATACTTTAGCAAACGTAAACTATAGAGCCATCTTGGCTAAATACCCTAATTCTCTGTGGATTGCAGCGTATCCTAACTATGAGGTAACTCCTACTCCTGTGTGGGAAGTGTATCCTACCATGGAAGGTATCCGCTGGTGGCAGTTCACTAGTACAGGTATTGCTGGTGGCTTAGATAAAAACATTGCTATTCTTAGTGATGATATTGCAAACAACCAATTTGAAGAAGAGGAAGACGAAATGACAAACTATGTAATCCGAAGCAATTCAGGTAAGCAGGGCTACCTTGCTATTACTAATGGAATTGTTTGGGGAATTGGAGACATTAAAACTGTAGGTGAGCTTCAAAATGCTAAGCATGTTCACCTCAACCTACCAGACGGAGACTTTGACCGTTTCATTAACGCACAGAAGTCTGATGATGTGACGCAAGAGGCTATCGCAAAAGCTATCGAAGACGCTAACAAGAGCCTTACCGAAGTTATTGCAGGTGAGCCTAAGGAATAGACCCTAGGGGTTGAGGAGGGAATATGTAAATGTTTCCTCTTCTTTTTAGTAGGAGGAGTTATGTCCAATAAAAATCTACCCTGTGTATTTCCAGACCCTATGTGTCCTCCTAAAGAAGATGGCACTAAGTGGACTGAGCAGGAATTGGCTAAGAGTGAGCAATTACTTGAAGCATATAAGGTAGACCTGTGTAAATGGATTGATGAGAAATGTAACTATAATGGAGGTATTACTCCTGAGGAAAAGGCTGAGTATGAACGTAAGCTACTTGCCTATAACAATGCTTTAGCACGTTACAAAGAACTCATTGAGAAATATGAAACCTACCTAATTAACAAATCTGAATATGATAAAAAATTAGCTTCTTATACTAAGGAGCGTAATGCTATTCAAGCTGAGATTACCCGTATTACAGCAGAAAACGCTGAGCGGACTAAGAGAAATCAGGCTAAGCAAGACCGGTACACAGCTGATAAAGCTCAGTATGACAAGGATATTGTTGTCTATCGTCAGAAGAAGCGTGAATATGATGAGGCTGTTGACCCTGAACGTAGACGTAGGCTTGAGAATGAAGCACTACAACAAGCGCTAGACCGTGTGCAACGTACCACACGCATGAATATGTTCTCTTCTGGCTCAAGCACAGGAGGTGGAGCATACACAAGTGTAACCACTAACGGTAATGAGTTTACTATCCAATGGAGGATGGTAAACACAGGGCGTGTAGTAGGTAACGGTGTGCTTCGTGGTAATGTTGAATATCGCTTTGTGCGTAAGGAAGACAGGATTGAGGCTTACATTGTAGCCTTCAACTTGACTAGTGCTAACTATTCATTTAACCCAAATGATACATGGGCTTCTGCTGGAGCTACCTTCACTGTGTACACTCCTAATAGCCAAATCATTTGGACAAAATCTTATGACCCTTACCAGCCATTCAGTGAGAATATTAACAGACGTGTAGAGCTTAATAGTCAAACACCTATCCAGCTTACAGGGTCTACATCGGGACGTGTAGGTATTCTGTGGACTCGTGATATGTGGATTGATGAACCTACTCAAAGTAGTGTGGATATTAACTTCACTATGGACCGTCTTGATGTTCAAGTACCACATATCCCAATCCCACCTAAGCCAGAAGAGCCTAAAGAGCCCCCTAGACCAGTGCTAGAGCCTCAGCTCCCTGTACCTAGTTTACCCAATAATCCTCCACAAGAGCCTCCTAGGGTTGATAAACCTGACAAACCGGGAGAACCTCCTGTGCCCCCTACTCCTAGACCCCTTAGACCAAGGCCTAAGCGTCCTTGTAAGAAGTGTAATGAGTGTGAGGAATGTGAGGATATTGGTAGAGGACCTGATGTCTGTGAAGACCTTAAGGCTATTGCACAGGAGCGTTTCCAACGTGCTGGGGTACACGAGCTTAGAAATAAGTACGTAGTGAACCTGCCTAATGTTATCAGACGCTCAACCTACGGGCTCTGGTGTGTTACTAAGAACATTATCAATCAGCTCTGTCATGTAGGGGAAGAGTTTCAGTGCTTACGTGAGCAAACAGACCATCTACGTAAAGAGCAGATGTGTATTCAGAACGCACAGCAGGCTTCCTGTGAGCGTTTAGCTAAGATAGCTAAGAATAACTATGACATAGGTAATAACGTGAGAAATAGGCTCATTCAGAAGCTCAGAGACGACGCACAGAAGAAGTCTATTGATATTGCTAACCAGACAGTCCGCATGAACATGTTCCCTAGAGGCTCACAAGCAGGCTCAGGTACTTACACAAGAGTATCTACCTCAGGTACTAACTTTACCATTGAGTGGAACATGGTAGGTGGAGCTGTAATTGGTAATGGTAGCATTAATGGAACAGTAGAGCGTGAGTTCAGGCTTAATACAACCACAGGGTATGTAGAGGCTTTCCTAAAGGCTGTTACTATCACCTCTGTGAGATATGAGCCTACAGGCGCTATGACAGGGGCTTCTACAGCTACTATGGCTGTGTTTGATGGAGCAGGCAATCAGGTTTACTATAAAGCCTATGACCCATTCCGTTCGTTTAATGAAAGCCCTAACCGTAGAATTGAGTATAATAGAACAGTACCACTACAGACCACAGGCTCTACTGGAGGCTCTGTGCACGTACTTTCTACTCGTGATACTTGGCTTTATGACCCTACCTATGGACAGCTAGAGGTAAACTTCACACGGGATAATCTTATTCCTATTGATATTCCTCCTGTGCCTGATATTCCTAAGGTAGAGATTGATTGTGGAAGCTGTGAGGTGAAAGAATTTGACTGTTAAGGAATGTAGTTCCTGTGGAGATAAGTGTGGGCACTTCATATGTCAGGCAAGAAAGTATGCCTTGTGTGATTGCCCTACTATCACTCCGGGAAGAGACGCATGTAATGCTTTACATGACCTAAATGATAATAAGATTAAGCTAATGGCACAGCGGAATGAGTCCCTACTAGCCTGTGATATTCCTAAGTTCTTAGGCAGGCTATTCAGGGGTATCTCCTGTGTCTATAAGAATATGATATTGCAACTATGCTGGATTATTAAGAATATTTGCTGTATCTACTCACGTACTAAAGTTATTGATGAAAATAACAAATGTATCAACAAGAAGCAAGAGAAAATGGTTCAGGGAATGAAAGACCTGCAAGCTCAGATGAATAAAATCTTGGAGCTTTATAACCAGTATGCCACAACTAAGATTGTGGTAGCTGACAGCTCTTTTGAGGGACTTGTAGCCACTCTTGAAGCACTACCAGAGGAGGAGCTTTAATGGCAGACTGCGTAACTTGTATGAAATGCAGGTTTAAGGAATGTCAGTGTGATAATGGTTGCAAACCTAAATGCATAGATATAGGCAAGACCTGTGATGATACCTGTCAAAAGGTAAAGGACTTGCACAAAGACCTACTAGAGCCCATAGCTCCCATGTTTGAAACAGGTATGCCCTGTGATATGAGGGAGCTTAGCTCTAAGGGCTTTAGTAATGTATTTATGTTTGTCAACAACTTTATTAATGTCCTGTGCCACACACTAGGGCTGACTGATATTTTAAATGACCGTATTAAGGCAAACAAAAAGAACCTTGAAGAGCTTAATAAAGCTAACGAGGCTCTGTGTGGTAGGATAAATGAACTCACAAGAAATGCCAATAAGTTGGTTACAGCTTCTAATTCTACTGTGTCTGACGCTATTGCATATAACAATAAGCTGAAACGTGAGTACAATGAGCAAGCTTCCTTTGTGAATGAATATAACAAGGGTGCACTTATTAAGTACCAACAAGACCAGCAAGAATACACAAGCCGTATCTCTATCTTACAGGCTAACTTGACTAAGGAAGGCTATCCTCAGGCAGTGGCTAGTCAGTACCTTCAAATGTCTCCTAACACTGTTATGGCTAAGACAATTAGAGGACGTAAGCTAAGCTCTGATACTAAAGAGCCTGCAAGTGTCAATCCTATCCCAGATGTGTCTACCTTTACCTCAAATGAATTGGTCTATACCTATTTAAAAGAGCGTGAGGAAATGACGGTAGACTTTGCAAATGCAACTACAATCATGTCAGGGAAAGAGATTTCATCTATCAAGATGAGGATTACTCTTGTGTCAACTGAGCACCCTAAGAAGGGTGTGATTATTGGAGTACCTACAAATCCATATAAGCAAATCACTATCCACACAGAGGGTAGCAATGAGCAGTATAGCTCTGAGCTTATTGTAGAGGTACGTTTCTTTACTGCTGATGGTAAGGAAGTTAAGCCTACCTATAAAGAAACAGCTATCCTGAACCTGCAACCATTTGGTGCTGAGTCAGGTCAGGGTACTTACTTCTCAGTTGATACTGGTTACACTGTGCCTATCAATGGCTCTTATGTAACAGCACAGAACGGTAGGCTAAGTAACTACACTAGAAATCCCCTAGGAGAAGGTCCTAAGTCTACTGTATGGGGAGTGTTCACTGACACTATCGCATTTAATGTAGGAAGCTACAAGAAGAATGTATCAGGATTTAATCTGAATACATCTCCTGTGATTGGTTCGATGCCAGTAGTTCCTTATCAGGCTAAGCTGAAAGAACTACCTCCTGAGCCTAACTACATTAACATTCATGAGAGCACAGGCTTCCTGAATGAGCTGAACTGTGGTTTATGTACCCTAGCACCCCTTAGAGAGTGTAAGACAGTCTGCTCTGTATGTCCTCCTGTAGGTAAAGAGGCTATGATTGCTAAGGCTAAGGGACTTGACTATATCACAGTAACAACCTTTATTGACACTGCAACTAATAAGCCTATTGCACCAGCTGTTCATGAAAAGAGCACTTTCTGTGCTCCTACGCCAGATACAATATGGTATAATAGTAAGGGGTACACCCTAATACCTAATAAGCAGACCACTTCTGAGTTCACAGAGGGTACAGATAGCCTGCTTGGTAAGGGTATGATTAGAACCTGTGTGAACTACTACAGCACAGGAGGAAAGGAAACGAACTAATGACTTGTAACAAATGCTATGAGTGTGAATGTAATGACGGAAAAGACTATTGCCAAGATTGCCTTCCTGATGAAGGTACTTGGCTTATTGTCAAGTCTGAAAAGCCTGACCCGTTCTATGCTGACCGTAACCATGCTTACATGGATAGCAATGAAAATGTATGGATTTTAAACCGTGCTAGGGACGCCATGATTAAGCTCAATGGTTCAGGCTCAGGAGAAGGTAAGACCTATAAAGCTGGTCAGGGTATCACTATCTCACCAGACGGCACTATTTCAGCTGTTGTCACACAGGATAGAGATACTATCACCACTGTGAATCCCGGCAATGGTATTCTGGTAGCTAAGACTAATAATGACTACACTGTGTCACTAGACAGCACAAAAGTACCTACCAATGAGCGACTAGAGAACGTAGAGCGCCAGATTGGTGAGCTTAAGTCTCCTAAAGGTACAGCCACTGTGTCAGTTATCGGTAAAGAGGGTATTGTAAGCACACAGACTGCCACTAAGGATTGGGAAGTGAAGCTTGACCCAGCTGTGAAAGCTAACATTGATAAAATCCCTGCTTTAGAAACCAAGGCTGTTGAAGTTCCTCTTGTGAACTATATTAACAAGTACCATGGTAACGGCTGGGTAGGTAAGCGTGATGAAGGCTCAGGCTATTATTCTGCTCCACTATATTACCTCACAGATAAGAAGTCTCTAGGTGACCTTGGCTTCTCTATAGGTGATAAGCTTTACATTAAGGCTAAGTTTGATGTGAATACCTCATCAGCTATCCCTGCTACAGCTCAGCTTGCTCTGGAAGCCTATGACATGGCAAATCCGACTAACTGGTATGTAGGCTGGCTTGCAGGTAAACAGTCTATGCAGGCTAAAGGCAATGAGATTACCTACACATGGACACTTGCAGAAAAAGACCTTAAGGTAAATGCCCTTAATGTCCGTATTGATGGCATTAATATTAAGACCTTCCCTGTGCGATTTACTTATCTGACATTGACTACCAAGCCTGTGACTGACAGTATTCCAGAGCCTTCTGGTACACTGCTTGTAGGTGCTGATAACCTCATTAAGGGCACTAGAGATGGCTCTGCTAGCACTTATGGAGCTCCTAATGGAAATTACCTAGGACTAGCTATCAGTGAGAAAAACAGAGGCACAGGAGCTGGTACAGCCGATACCTTTAACGCTCAGCTAGGCTATCCTCTTAATCCGGGAACATGGTACACAGTGAGCTTCTTTGCTAAGGCTACTAGTGAGATTACTTTCAGTAACCATCTGTACTCACCTTCAAAGGTTTGTATTGTTTATAGCTCCACAGGAAATGCAAACACAAACATTGATGGTGATGTAACTGTGAAAGTAAATGCTAACTGGGCTTTATACACAGTAAGCTTCCAAGTATATGATACAGCTCCATTTACACCTAAAATTCTTTTAGGACGTATGAAGGCTGATGTACCTAACAATACTGTGCTACAGATTGCTGGTGTATGCTTCTATGAGGGCACAGGACCTCGTTCTTGGGGAGCTAGCTCACTAGATGTACCAAGCAATACTGATGTCACAGAAGGTATTAACAGGCTTAATACCACTGTGCAAGGTCTAAGCACCAAGGTAACTGCTTTAGAAGGTAGAGCTGACAATGATACTAAGTATTATGCAGGAAACGGTCTGAGCCTTAACGGAACAACTTTCTCTTTGAATACTAATGACCTAGTTACATTTGGGGATTTAGCCTCTAAGCTAGACCGTTCAGAGTTCAGGTCACTACAAACTAAGTATAATAGTTTAGAGACAGCTGTGAAGAAGCTCCTACAAGACCTTAAAGACTCAGGTGCTTGGGAAGTTGCTGGTACAGACATTCTTGCTGGTAGCCTCAAGGCTGACCGTCATATTGCTACAGGTAACATCAACGTATTTGGAGGAACTCCTAACGGAAACAGAGCTATCCGCACATCTAACACACTCAACGCTGGTGACCTTGCAGGAGGAGTAGAGTAATGCCAACATTCAACACAAAGGAAGAAGCCCTAACATGGGCTAAGGCTAACACAAAGTTTAAGTTAGAGAGTACAAACGCCTCTGAGTTTAAAGTCCGTTCTGGCTGGGATAATGCTTCCGCTGTGTGGGAAGAGAGTGTTAGCGGATTTGTAGTAGGTAAAGGGGAAGTTCAGTTCCAAGTCATTCCAACCTTTGGGTTCAAGGGAGACAAAATCATTATTAACAACCTACAGATTTATGTAGGTACTGCTAAGTATGAAGTCCAACCTGTGAACCCTACTGGTGCTGACGCTAGAATGAAGTTTACTGCTCTTGACCAGCTTGTGGTAGAGAAGCAGTTCCCTATCACAAAAGGGTTTAATGAGGCTGTAAACAGACCATTCAATAAGTCTGTAGAGCTTAACCTCTATACCACTAATTCATCTGCTAGTGTGGCTAAGTTAGAGCACAGCTGGTTTTCAGGGAACAAAACCTCTGAGATATTCTTAAATTGGTCTATACCATCTGAGATTATTATTTCACCAGCTGTGCTGATTAAGCCTTGGGCTATCAGACAGGTGGCAGGAGGTCAGTTCACCTCATTCACTACACTCAATAAGGATATGAAGGTCTATGCTGGTGGAGCTTGGAAAGTTCCTCCAAACTCAACTATTGAACAAAGCAAGGCTAAGACAGAAGGATTTGGAGCTAACCGTATCTACCTAGATAATAAATGGATAGCTCAAGGAAAGGTAGGAAGATAATGGCTTCATACAAAGAAGAATATAAAGATAAGTGCTGGTATGAGGATTGCGCCTGTGAGGACATCTATCCAGCAGACTGTGACGCTCTACGAAAAGAGAATAATGAGGGTATCGGAAGATACGCCTGTGCAACCCAAAATCAGGACTGCTATGATAAAAACTTTTTTAAACGGGCTTTCCAAAAGATTGCTTGTCAGTTCGAGCATGTTATTCAGAATATCTGTGCTATTTGGGACTTACTCCAATGTATCACAGAGTACCTGAAAGCTCAGGGTAATCAGGGTTATGAAACTAAGTATTACCGACACACAGGGGTAGAAGGGCAGAACTTCTACAAGCCTATCATGACACGGTATGCTATCAACCTCTATAAAGACTCAGAGTATGGCTGGGACACACAAGGAGGTATTGATGATGGTAAGCGTGGTACGTTTGACCAAGACATGCACTGCTATATCCGCTGGTGTGCTGATGGTAATGAGCTTAACCCTGCTGTAGATAATACTATGACCTTTGTAGTCCGCACAAGCGGTGAAGGTTGGCCCGGTGATGAGTCTGATATGGTTAAGCAACGAGGTATCCACTGGCAAATGACAGGGCTCACAGATGGAGCTATGCCTTGCTCAGATACCATTGTGCTACCTAAGGGACAAAATATCGTGATAGAGGTTATTCAAAACAATACCTCATCAGGAACATTCCGTGTGCATAATATCAAGGTTGAGTATCACCCTATTGCTGGAACAGGGCTTCCTGACTGCTTGAAGACCCCAGAAGTGCCTAAGAAGGACTGTAACTGCTAAAAATAAAAAGACCTTAATTGGTCTTTTTTTGTTGTCTTTTTCTCTGGCGCTCTTCTCGTGCACGGTCCTTGGCACGTTCATACTCCTTAAGAGCCTTCATGAGTCTAGCCTTAGCTTCCTTCACAGTAGGCTTAGCCCTACGCTTACCATGGCGTGTGGTGAGTGTATTCCTAGCAAGCCCTACAGCCTTAGAGAGCTTCTTTGTCTCCTGTAAATCAGCAATAATACGGTAGTACATATCTTGCTCTTTACGAAGAACCTTCTTACGCTTTAGATTAAACTCATTACGTAGTTTGCTCTTAGTGGACTTCACAGCGGCGAGTATCTTTACCTCACGCTCAAGGGCAACATAGCGTTTGATAGCCTCGTCAAGGGAAATCTCATTACCCTCTGTGTCATATAGAGTACCGTCTTCTGCAATTACTCTGTCAGGAATATTTCGATTTAACTCGAATATTTCTTTGTCATAGGCTTCATCAAATATCTTTGTTGACATAGAACCATACCTCTTCCCCATTTATTTTACTGAGCACAGTGATGTCACCTGTCTTAACAGTTGAGTAAGGATAGCCTCCTGCCCATTCACGAAGCCGTTCATTTCTAGCTTGGAGAGACTCTACTGTCTCTTCAAGATAACAGTCTCCCATTTCATCTATATGTTTTATCGTATAGGAGGTTAATGTTCTCATTTTTTATCCTCTCAGGAATTATAAAATCCTCTTTCTTCATAGTAAGTTTCTTGTAGTCACCAATCACAGGAGGATACACACTCCTATTTTG